CAATCGCCCCATTGTCAGCATCGAGCCCGCACCGATGCCTGATGACTTCATCAATCAGCACATGAACCCCCTGGTGCGCCTGTATGCGCTGCAGGTGCTGAACCGCTTTCCAGGCCGAACCAGCGAGCTACAGCTGCTGTCCGATGCCCTGTTCTACCTTGGCATGCGGACATCCACTGACGCGCTTCGGCAACAACTGCGATGGCTGGCCACTGCCGATCTGGTCGACCTGCAGGAAATCGATTCCTGGTGGGTCGTGACGCTGACTCCCAAAGGTGAGGACGTCGCGACGAGTCGGATGCGCAAGGAAGGGGTGTCTTACCTTCCCGGCCTGATGGGGCACGGCGTATGAAAAAGCAGCAAATCCACGCCCGCCTGATCGAGCGCGACACCAACTTCCGCCAGTGGGCAATCGCCCATCGCTACGAGCCGCGCACGGTGACACAAGTCGTCAACCGCTGGTGTGGCCGCAAGGACTTGCCGCGCGGGCGACTCAGCTACCGAATCCTCCGCGACCTGTCGCGTGAGATCGGCAGAGAAGTCATCCCTGGCATTTTGGCGGAGGTCGCATGAGTCGCCTCAATGCCTGGCGCTTGGCTATTGCGTGGTGGCTGTTGCGGCCGCTGCTGCGTCAAGCGCATGCCGAAGCGCGCTCAGCAGTGATTCTGCCGTCTGCCGAGACATCGCGATCGGTGCGTCAAGCACCTTGTCTGGCGACGGCCCAAGGCGGACGAACGCCACTATGGATTCTCCCAGCGCATCAGGCAGAGCCCCTTCTACGCCTTGCAGGTAAAACAGGGGGACCATCCGTTCGTATTCCGTCATGGGGTGCTGAGCCTTCGCCGGGGAATGACGCGTCGCGTGCTGCCGCCCAGCTTAGCCAACCCGCTCCGCGCCGTCGCGCCTCCGACCACCCCGGTCGCCAAGACAACTGCTGCGGCCTGACCGTTGCCCTGATCGTCGCCTGCTGGCTGCTGATCGGCGCTGCCGTGGAGCTGCTGCCATGAGCCGCCCCCGCTACTTCACCTGCGGCGCGTTTGTGTGCAGCGACGACGGCGACATGCACGAGCGGGTGACGTGCGTCTTCGACAGCAGAAAGACCAGCCGACGGCTGGCCCGCATGCAGGTCAAGGGCATGCACTACGAGCGCCATGGGGAGGCCGCCTCGATCTACCTGTTCAACGGCATTCCTCTCATGGCCATTGTGGCTGCCGAAGCGTTCCCCGACGCGCTGCTCGGCATCGGCAGCGCGGGCGCGGAGCTGGTGACGGGGCCGACGCCATGAGCGCGCCAGCCAATCTCACCCGCGTGTTTGCGGTGATCGAAGCGCTGGCCGGTAACAGTCGCCACGGCCTGCGCCTGGCACAGATTGCTGAGGCAGTTCGGCAGTCCTCGCCGACCACGTTGCGCGATCTGCAGGCGTTGGAGGCACTGGGCTACGCGGGCCGCATCCCCGGCAAGGACGAGCGCTGGCACCTGAAACCGAGGCTTGTACAGATCGCCATCGCACATCAGCAAGAAGTCGGCAGAGAAGAACAGCAGCTCGACGACTTCCGCAACCGCTACTCACGCACCCCCAACTGAGGATCAACCACATGAGCAAACGCGGCGCAAAACCCATCCCTGCGGCAGAGCCTGTCGCACCGGCCCTCGACGGCGAGCTGCTGGCACAACGCGACCAGCAGTTGGCTGTGATGAATCAGCATCAGCAGTCTGTCATCGAGCAATACGGCGATGGATTGCCCTGGTCGCCAGAGCACTACGAAGTGGAAATCCGGCGCGAGCTGCGCGCGGGGTTCGAGTCACTGTTGAGGGCTGGCAGATATCTCTGCGTCGCCCGCGAATTCGCGGTGCATGGCGAGTGGAACGCAATGCTCGGCAGGCTGGGCATCAGCACGAGCCAAGCCCAGCGAATGATGGAGGCTGCGCGGCGAACGCCAAATGTCCCAGCGCTGGGACATTTGGGCGAGCGCCTTGGGAGCACGAAGTTTTTTGATCTGTTAGCGCTTCCAGATGACGAGCTGCAGGCGCTGACAGGCGGCGGCAGCATCGATGGATTGGGCGATGTTGACGACCTGGTAGGGATGACTAGCCGCGATCTGAAAGCCGCGCTACGCGAATTGCGCACCGACATCGAGACAAAAGAATCCCGCGCCGCCGACCGAGAGCGCGAGATTGATCGGCTACAGAGCGAGGTCTCGCGCCTGAAGCGCGAGCGCGCAAAGGCCACGCCGAATGATGTCGCGAAAGCACTGCGCGAGGCGGCAATGGTGGCGGCGATGCAGGTGCGCGCGGACATTGCCGCCGATGGCTATGGCGTGATGAGTCTGCACGCCGCGATCAAAGAGCTGCGACAAGACGCGGCGGCGGGCGAGGAAGGCGAGCACGATCAGTTCCTCGGCGGCCTCATCGGCGATGTGATGGCCGAGCTGCGCCGGGTGCGGGACATGTACGACCTGCCCATCGTCAACGACCACGGCGCTTGATCATGGCCGCCGTCCTCTCACCCGCAATGTACGAGGAGCTGGCCAGCATTGCCCGCGCTGCACAGGCGGCAGGGCATGGCGGCAAGACGGCGATTTATGTCGACGCTGCTAAGCGCCTCGGCTTGTCGGTTCCAACTCTGATCAATCGCCTCAAGGCAGTACGTGTTGGCAAGCCGCGCAAGCGCCGCGCTGATGCGGGCGCGTGCGCCCTCACGCGGGAAGAGGCGCTGCTGATTGCCGCCACCATTGAAGAAACCCGTCGATTGACTGGCACAGGCGAGCTGTCGATTGGCAATGCCGTGTCCATCCTGCGCGCTAACGGGCGGATCTCGGCAGGGCGGGTTGACGAGTCCACTGGCGAGTTCTTGCCGCTGTCGGAATCCGCGATCAGTCGCGCGATGGTCGGATACCACTGTCATCCGGGCCAACTCGCCGTGCCGACGGCAGCGGTGTCGGTAGCCAGCGAGCATCCCAACCATTTTTGGCAGATCGATGCATCGGTCAGTCGGCAGTTCTATCTCGCCGAGGGCGGCACCGAGCAGATGCCACGCGCGATGTACTACCGGGGCAAGCCACGAAATTTCGAGGCGATCAAGGATAAGCGATTGATCCGCTATGACATCGTGGATCACTGCACCGGCTACGTGCGACTGTTCTACGCGCTGCGCGCAGAGTCGGCACTCAACGTGATCTCAGCGCTGATTCATGCGATGACCCCCACGCAGGGCATTGCGATGCATGGGCTGCCGCGCTTGCTCGGGATGGACAAGGGCACTGAGTCGCAGGCGGTGTTGGCATTTTGCGCGGCGCTGGACATTCGGACATGGGCGCACGCTGCGGGCAATCCGCGCGCCATTGGCTCTGGCGAACGCAGCCAGGGCTTGATCGAAACGGACTTCGAGGCATTCCTGAAGCTGCGCGACCCCGTGGTTTCACTGGCTGAAATACAGCGACTCGCTGACGATTGGTGTGCAGGCTACAACGCGACCCGCACACACAACCGCACAGGCATGACGCGGCGTGACGGCTGGCTGCGCATCACCCCAGCGCAGTTGCGACTAGCACCGTCGGTAGAGGTTCTGCGCGAGCTGGCAACCGCGCATCCTGTGGAGTGCACCGTCCGCAATTTGGAGATCCGATTCAAGGGTTCGCGCTGGGATGTGCGTGACATGCCTGGCGTGCTGAACAACAGCAAAGTGCGCGTCGCGATCAACGTTTTTGATGTCGATTCGGTCCGCGTGTTGATGACAGGGGAGGACGGCAAGCCATCGCATTATCTCGCCCCACGCATCCAGCTTGATGCGTGGAACTTCCCCGTCGGATCGGCGCGTGCGGGCGAAGAGTTCAAGCGCATGCCGGACACGCCTGCGGATGCGGTGCGCAAAGAGATTTCGCGCCTGGCAATGCAAGTGCAAACCGATGCTGAAGCGGCGGCGGCGCGCAAGTCCAAGCGCACGCCGTTCAGCAGCGAGATCGATCCAACAAAGCCATGGCGCGAGGCGGAGGTTCCCGAAGCACTGCCCCGCGCGGGTGTGGCCCCCTCGGTGCGCGCCCCCGCCATCATCGGGCCGCAATTGCACAGGCCGGTTGCCACACCGCGTGCGGCGGCTGTGCCGCTGTCGCACTTTGAGATGGCTCGCCAACTCAAGTCGCGCGTGGAAGCGCGCGGCGGCTCGTGGTCTGCCGAGCTATATCAGCGTATGGCGTCGACGTGGCCTGGCGGGGTTGTTGAGGACTCCCTGGATGACTGCGCGGTGCAGCTGCTGCGAGGTGGTCTGCGCGCCGTTGCCGGGGGTGCCGCATGACGCTGGTCCTGAAGTCGCTATTGGCCGATGCAGGGATTGGCCTGCGCGTGGCGGCCAACGCGGTAGGCAGTAGCAAGTCCACGTTGGCCCGTCTGTGCGAGGGGCAATGGCCGCGTCACCCGGCCCAGCAGCAACGCCTGCGCGACGGCATTCAGCAGTTTCTGGCAGAGCACGGCATCCACGCTGCCAACCCGTTTGCAAACAAGAAGGCCCCAAAGCGCAGCAACGCTTTGGAGCCAGTTGCCCACCCCACCACAAATGAAGAGGACGAGACCATGGTAATCAACAAGCCGCGACTGCACCACACCACCCGCCAGCACTTTGGTCTGCGTGCGGACCCCTTTGGCTACCCAAACCAGATTGACGACATCTACCTGAGTCGCGACATGCGCGGCGTTCTGGAGGTGATGCGCGAGACCGCCATGCACCCCGGACAGTACGTTGCCGTCGTCGGAGAAAGCGGCGCAGGCAAGACCACATTGACCGACGTGCTGTTGGACAAGCTGGAAAAGTCCGATGCGCCGGTCACTGTGATCCGACCCGAAGTGCAGTGGTCCACCGACAAACTGGAGGTCGACAGAAAGCCCGCCGGTAAAGCCATCACGCCGCAGTTCATTGGCGAGTCCATCTTGTCGGCGTTAAGCCCTGGTCAGCCGATGCGGGTCAGCGCCGTGGCGCGACAAGAGCAGATCAGCCGCACGCTGATTGAAAGCGCGCGCACCGGGCAGCGGCATTTGCTGCTGCTGGAAGAAGGCCACGACATCACCAGGACGATGCTCAAACAATTCAAGCGCCTGCTGGAAATCAGAGATGGACTGGCGCGCGTGATGTCCGTGTTGCTGATCGCACAGCCCGAGCTGTTGCACAAGCTGAACCCCTCCGACCCCAAGATGCGCGAGGTGACCGCGCGGTGTGAAATCGTGCATTTGCCACCGCTCGACAATGACATGGTGCCCTATCTGGCACACCGCTTTCAGCGCGCGGGCATGGCGCTGGATGCCGTGATCGAGTCGGCGGCGCTGGACAAGCTGCGCGAGAAGCTGCAATCGCAGGATCGCAGCAAGCGCGGCCTGTCGTCGATCTACCCGCTGGCCCTGCAAAACGCCCTGGCATTGCTGATGAATGCAGCGGCGGACATCGGTGCCCCGAAGATCACCGCGGACATGATTCGGAGTGCGCCATGACCCGCGCCATCGCCGCCGTCCACCTCAAGAAGCTGAAGACCATCAGCGAGAGCCTCGCGGCAATGCGGGCCGACTGGGACGAGGTTGACACGTGCATGGTTAGCGACCTGGAACAGATCGAAGACGCCGTCATCAAGATGCGGGACGCCCTGGACGAGGTCTACCCAGGTCGATCACAGAAGCGTGCCGGGGGTCGGCCATGAGCGCTCTCTCCCCCGGCAACGCCGCCCTCAACTCAGGTCTAACCGCTGCGATGGCGGTGCTGCACCGGCTGGATGACATGGGTCTGACGGCGAAGGGCATCGACGTGCGCGGCGGACGTCCGGTCGTACAGATCGAACCGCCGCCCATTCACTCGTTTGTGCGCGGCGCGATGCGCCGCCGTGAGCGGCGCGGCAACGCGCTGCACGTCGTGATCGCCGCCCCGTTCCATGGGGTGCAAATCGAGTGGGACGCCGTGCGGCCCATCGGGGAGCCCGAGCCCGCATGAGCACGCCCGCCACCGACGATTTTGACGATCTGCCGCCGTGCGTTGGCGAGCGCATGCGCGACGTATTCCACAGCATTTTTGCCCATCAACACGCCGCCGATATCGACCAGTCGACGGCTCAGGAGAAAGACCATGTCCATGCAAGAGATTGAGGCCAAGGCCAAGGCGTTTGCCGCCGCCCGTGACGAACTCGCCGAGCGCATGCAGCGGCTGCGCGATGAGCAGGAAGCAGTGAAGCGGAAGCTGCTGGCGGGCATCCGCAACAGCGTGTCGCGATTCAAGGCCGAGCACGAAGTGCTGCTGGCCCTGGTCGAAGCCAACCCGCAGCTATTCGAGCGCCCCAAGTCGCGCACCCTGCACAACATCAAGCTGGGCTGGCTGAAACAGCGCGGTCGCATCGAGATTGAAGACGTTGCCCGCACAGTTGAACTGATCGAAAAGCATCTGTCTGACCAGGCCGACGCGCTGATCAGAACCACCAAAGCGCCGGACAAAAAGGCGCTCGCGGAGCTGCCCGGAAAAGACCTCAAACGCATCGGCGTCGCCGTCACCGAAGACATCGACATGCCGTTCGTGCGGAACGCCGACGACGCTATCGCGAAGATGATCGATGCGCTGCTCGGATCTGACGAACTTGAGGAGTTGGTGTCATGAGCGACCAGACCGAAGCAAGCAACACCACCGTTGAACTGAACCTCGAACAGGCGCGGCATCTGGTGATGAATGGGAAAAATCCCCAAGTCCAAGCGCTCGGCGCACTCACGGCGGCGGCGCTGTTGATCAGCGACCTCGACTTTTCCGCGTTCCGCAACGATGCCTCTTGCCAACAATACACGGCACTGTATCTGCGACTGCTGGACAACATCAGCAATGCGATTGAAGACGGAGTTCGCCGCAGCGACTTTGATGACTTGTTCGGCGGTGATGCCGACGAAGGAGGTGCGCTATGAACACAGTCAACGCAAGTGGACCAACCTACCGCGTCATCGCGCTGACCGCAGGCACGGACGAAACCCCGTGCGAAGCAGTGTTTAATGATGCGAACGCTGTGCTCGCGCTTGCCAAAGTCGGCCAGATCTTTTGCGGTCAGTTAACGCCTGGCACCGGGTTCGCGCTGTACCGCCCGATCAGTGGCGACGGGACGCTGTTCGGCATCGCCCAGACTCAAGGCTTGACTCGCGCCGCGTCGGATGTCCTCGCGGAGCGCCAGAGACAGATTGATGTCAAGGGCTGGACCCCGGAGCACGACGATGAACATGTCGACGGATCGCTATCCGTCGCTGCACTGGCATTTTTAGATTGGATACATGGCGTGTATCCAGAGGGCTTTGCGCCGTTCAGCTGGCCATGGAATCCATCTGCGTTCAAGCCGGAAGATCGCCGGACAGCCCTCTGCAAAGCGGCGGCATTGCTGCTTGCCGAAATCGAACGTCTGGACCGCGCAGAACTCAACGGCGAGGTGCAGTCATGAGCGCCGATTGCCCCTTCTGCAGCGGCAACAAGCCAACCGCCGTGCGTGCGATCACCGTGAACGTTGATGAAGCCGATCCGATTGCCACGGCGGCAGCGCTCTTCAACGGGCTGTCGCCAGCGCTGTCGGGATTGGCGGCGATCTACGACGGTCGCGAGCGCATGGTGTTCTGGGACAGCGCTCTCGGACACGTCGCCGCACTGATTGTCACCAGCGTCGGACCGCAGTTTGCCGACAGCCTGATGACGCACGCAGCGGTGATGGTCAAAGCCCACGCCGCCAGCGAATCACACGGGAGGCCGAACTGATGTGCCGACCAGATGCGACGAATCCCAAGCTCACACGCAAAGACCAGGTGCTGGCAGCCGTGGCGGCGGGCGCTCGGATAAAGCCGCTCCCAGACCGCCCAGGAATGCTCAGACTCATGACCGGAGACACGCCTATTGACGCATGGCAGACCGCGCTGCAGTCGGCTAAGCGCGCGGTGGAGGATACCCAATGAACCGCGACGATCTGTTGCGCAAAATCCGCGCCTGCCTGCGGCTCTCAAAGTCAGCCAATGAGCACGAGGCCGCCGCTGCACTACGACAGGCGCAGGCGCTGATGCGGGAGCATGGAATCAGCCCACGCGAAGCGGCGCTGGAGGATACCCAATGAACCGCGACGATCTGTTGCGAAAAATCCGCGCCTGCCTGCAGCTGTCAAAGTCGGCAAACGAGCACGAAGCCGCCGCTGCACTGAGACAGGCGCAGGCGCTGATGCGGATGCATGGCGTCAGCTGTGCGGAAGCGCTCGCCGGAGATGTCCAGGAGCGATCCGCAAAGACTGGGCGCAGGGGCGCTGACGTGCATCAGTCGATGCATCTGCTGATTCAATTGGTCGGGACACTGTTCCGTTGCCAAAGCGTCCTTTCGTGCGGCGTCGGATCGCCAGTCGTGTGCGTCTTCTATGGTGTCGGCGCAGACCCAGAGATCGCCGCGTACGCGCTCGCCGCGTTGCGCGTGCAGATGGATCGCGCGTGTAAAGCCCGCATCGCTCGCGTGCGTAAGCGGGAGAACCGCGAGGCGCGGGGTGAGGTATTCCGCCGCGGCTGGGTTGCTGCCGTGCATAGGATGATGCTGTCCGAACTGGCTCCCTCGACATTAGACGAGATCATTAAGGCCAAGCTAGTCGCATACAAAGCAGCTCGATTCGAGCGCATCGAGCCTGCAACAGGAAAATCGATCACCGCAAAAGCGATCAAAGCTAGCGACTTCGTGGCAGGCATCGCAGCAGGCAAAAACGCACGGCTCAACAGCGGCATCGGCGGGACGAAGCAAGGCGCGCTGGAGCACACGTCATGAGCCACGCCCACCCCGAAAAACGCCGCCGCCACCTTGCGGCAATTCATGCCGCAAAGAAGACGCTGGATCTCGACAACGAGACGTACCGTGATCTGCTGGAGCGCGTCTCTGCAACCAAGGGATCTCCGGTGCGCAGCGCGGCGCAGCTCAGCGAGGCGCAGCTGCATGCAGTGCTGGATGAGTTCAAGCGCCTCGGTGGGCTGAAGCCATCACCGAAGACGAAGGGCAAGCCGCACAACTTCAACAGCCCGTCAATGCCGGAGATGATCACGAAGATCGAAGCGCTGCTTACCGATATGCAATTGCCCTGGTCGTATGCCGACGCCATCGCGATGCAGCAGTTCAGAATCGCGAAGGTGGCCTGGTGTCGCAAGCAAGACCAGCTGCGCTCGCTGATCGCCGCGTTGCACGTTGAGCAAGAGAAGCGGCAGTTGCTGGCGGCGGTCGATGAGCTGTGCGTGCGGGCTGGCACAACGCGGGTTGAGATCGAGGCGCGCTACGGGCTGGATGGACGCGCGGGCTGGATGCGCAATAGGACAACGCTGAAGCGCGTGATCGACGCGATCATGGCGGACTATCCGCAGGCAATTGGAGCGGCGCAATGAGCATGCGTCTGACATGCCCAGCCTGCGGTTGCGTCGGTGATGTAGAGGCGTTCCTGGTCGAAGACGAGGCCAAGCGTCTGGCGGTTTCATTCGCGGCAATGGACCCGGCGCTGGGGCGTGCGGTGCTGAGCTATCTACGCCTGTTCAAACCGCATAGCCAAGCGCTCAGGCTTGGGCGCGCGGTCAAAATCGTGTCCGAGCTGATGGCGCTGGTCGAGTCCGGCACGGTGTGCCGCGATGAGCGCAGCGACGTGCGGCGTGCTGCGACACCCAGCATGTGGGCCGCAGGTATCGAACAGATGCTCGCGAGCCCGCCGAGCGGTTTGCCGCTGGCGAATCACCACTACCTGCGAGCGGTCGTGTTTGGCATTGCCGACACAACGGAAGCCAAGGCCGAAGCGCGCGTCGAAGAGCAGCGGCGTGCTGGCCAGCATCGCCCTGGTGAGAGCGTCGTCATCAAGGAAGACAAGCTCACTAATGCGCGCCGGTTTGCCGCGCAGATGGTTTCGCTAGACAAGTGGACTGAGGCCGAGGCGGATGACTACATCGCGAAGGCCAAAGGAGGGCGTCATGCCGAATCTTGAGCTGTTCAACCCACTCAGCTGTGACCCGATGGATCTGATCGAACGCGCCGGGGATGCGCTGACAGATCGCTCTCGCTGGCCAGCGCGATTGCAAGAGCTGTTCGACATTGAATACCGCTACTCGCTACGCAGCTTGGGGGCGGATGCAGCGGCACAGGATGCGGGCGCGCGCACCTTCCTGATCGCTGACTATGTAGGCGGCTCGGCACTGTATGTGCCGCGCGGTGAATCACTGCGCCTGGCTGTTCGTAATGCAGAGATCTACGCGCGCTACCGAGGCCCTGCCAATCACGCCGCACTGGCGCGCGAGTATGGGGTTACCGAGCCACATTTGTATGAGATCGTCGCCGCCGAAAAGAAGCGACAGGTGAGCAAGCGTCAGGGGCGATTGTTCCAGGAATAATCCACTGCTACAGTGATGCCATAGCCCGCCAAGCGGGCTTTTTTGTTTCAGGCTCCTGAAACGCGATACCCCTCGCGACGCCTGCAACCTACCCCTACCAACGCGGTAGGTGGTTTAGGACCAGGAGCGCTCATGTACCAGAAACTCAAAGACCTGCTGGCACGCTGGAAAGTGCAGCCAGTTCTCGTCGTCGCCGTGATCACGTTCGGCGTGGTCGCATTCCTGAACCCGGCGAAAGTCGGGCTCGCGCTGTACGGCATCAGCAAGCTGACGCTGTTCGCGTTCGCTGGAAAGTGGATCGACGACCGGATTTTCCGCAATGCGCAGCCCGAGCAGCTGGAAGGCGTGGCGCAGGGCACGGCGTGGAAGCGCAAAGGGTTGATTGTCGCTGCGTCGATTGTTGCGGGCGCATTGGTGCCCTGATGCGCAGAGCGACGGACCATCCACCGAACGAGGATCTGCGCACTGCGCGTGGCGTGCTTGCCGTTGGGCTGGCCAGCGCGGCGTTGTGGCTGCTCGTGATGAGCGTCGCAGGGCTGGCCATGGCGGGTCGCGCGCAGGCCGCCAGTGCAGCGACAGTGCGCGTGCCGACCGCATCGGCGACGTACCGGCTGCAAGTCGAGCGTGCAGCGGCGGAGTACTTCGGGCTGTCCGCCAGCCCGGCGCGGCTCGCGGCACAACTGCACCAGGAATCCGGCTGGCGCGATGACGCGCAGAGTGCGTATGCGATTGGACTCGCCCAGTTCACGCCCGCGACCGCTCGTTGGCTGCCCGAGGTTTGCCCTGAGATTGGCGAGTTCGATCCATGGGATGCCGCGCAATCGATCCGCGCAGCGGCGTGCTATGACGCGTGGCTGGCGCTACAGATGGAAGCTGGGGCAAGTGAGTGTGATCGCTGGGCATTCACGCTATCCGCCTATAACGGCGGCGCGCGATGGGTCTACAAGGATCGTCGACGGGCCTCCGCGTTGGGAGCGGATCAGCACCGTTGGTTCGGCCATGTGGAGGCCCACAGCACGCGAGCGCCGTGGGCCTTCGCCGAAAACCGGGCGTATGTCCGCCGAATCCTGTTGCTCATTGAGCCCGCGTACATCAACGCAGGCTGGCCCGGTGAGGCGGTGTGCCCATGAGCATCAAAGCATTCGCAGGGCTGGGCGCAGCGCAGATTGGCTACGCCCTTGCGGCCGTCGCC